CGTGGAGGTTCTTGTGCCTCCGTCTGCCCGCGACGAGATCATTGCTCACGCGGCCGGATTGCGATCGAAGCACCGCAATGGCAAGCAACTCAGGTCGCTCTACGACGACGCGCTGAAGTCCTACCGCTCGCGCATTCTCGACAATGTCGATCTCGACAGGCTGCCCGATTTTCCGTCTCGTGCGGCTGTCGTAGCCCGCGCAATGATGGACCGCGGTGATGCCCGTGCCTTTGCGATAGGGCGCCAGATGCTTGACCGCTTAGGCACCATGTAACATGGCCCTCACCCAGCTTCAGAGCAGCATCCTGCGATGCCTCGCCAGGAATCGCTCGGAGACGAGCTACCTGGCGGGCGGTCTGATGTTGAACAAGAACTGGAAAAGACGTTCTGACGACATCGACATCTTTCACGACACCGACGAGGAGGTCACGGGTGCAGCCATGGCGGACCTGGCCGTTCTCGATCAATCCGGCTTCAAGACAAAGAAGGATGTCGTGGTTTATGGATGCGTCGAGGCGACCGTATCCGACGACAATTCCTCGACCATCATCCAATGGCTTTCGGAGACCAAGCGCCGGTTCTTTCCGCTGGTGAGAGACGAGGAGTGGGGCGCCCGACTTCACCAGGCCGACCTGGCTGTCAATAAGGTCCTGGCCGCGTCGGGACGCTCGAAAGCGCGGGACATCGCCGATATCGTCGCGATCGGCCGCGACTACTGCCCAATCGGTCCCTTGGTGCTCGCGGCGGCCGGGAAGCCGCCAAACTTTTCTCCCAAGCGGACGATCGACGAGATCCGCCGGCACATCCTGTCAATTCCTGCCGAGGACTTCGCCGCCGTGAAGGGGCTTCCTTCCGACTGGACCGCGACGTTCATTCGGGAAGAGGCTCTCCGCTTCATCGCGCAAGCAGAGGCCTACGTGATGGCGGCCTCTCCCGACCTGCTTGGTGTTCTGGCAACCAGCCGGCAAGGCGTTCCGATCGAGCTGATCGATGGCAGGAAGGACAATGCCATGCTGCGGAAAGCAACCGAGGAGCCAGAGGTGATGCCGGCGCCATCCGAATTCAACGCGGTCGGATGGAGCCCCGCTCACCCATAATGTTCAGCGGCGTGGGCGCATTTTCCGACGAAGGTTGGCGCTCGCGTCGCGACACGCTACAAACGTCACGACATGCTACAAAGCCACGACACGCTATAACGTCACGACACGCTGTAACGTCACGACACGCTGTAACTTCACGAGACCATGGGAGCGCGCCAATGGACGTGAACACCCCGATGGAACGACCCGACTGGCTGATCCCCTATCCGAAGGACCCGCTGACGCGCGTCGGCTTTCTCCTCGGCGACGTGGTCAATCTCGCCATTATCCTGCTGATCTTCATCCCGGTCGTGATGGCATTCCGGCGCTGATGCGCATCTCGGCGCTGATGTGCATTCCGGCGCTGACGCGCATCTCGGCGCTGACGCCGCAATTCCGGGACCTCATCTTGAGGAGCGAGCGCAGCGAGCGTCTCGAAGGATTTCGTTTCACTCCATCCGCGCTACGAAGCCGAGGTCGGAGAGTTTTTGCCGCGCCGGTTTGCGCCGCAGCCGAAAGATCGCGCGGAGCCGCTGCAAAAATAATTCGCGCAATGGAACCGATTTTCGGGCACATGCGCCTTGCGCGCGCGCCGGCGCGCTGGCATCGTCAAATTCTAGGATGCGGTTTTCGTATCTGACGCGTCGCGCTTCTCGCCACGTCGTCGCCGCGTCGCTCACACGCACCGCACATCGTCATCAGCAGAATCACCCGGATCCGTCGCCGCGTTTGCGGCGCCGATCCGTCGCCGTCCCCGCGACCGCAGCGCGGGCGTGCCGGCCTCCCTCCCAGGCCCGTCGGCATGGCCCGCGCTTCTCTCTTCCCGCGCAACCGAGACACATCCATGAAACTCGTCGCCAACATGACGCTCACCGTCAGCCAGGACGGCAAGCCGCGCGACCTCGCGCTCAGCGCCACGAAAGATCTCGGCGATGCGCCGAGCGCGCAGACGGTGCAGCACGTGCTGCATCAGTTCGTCGCCGCGCTGGTCAACGACATCGCGGCGCACCAGGCCGCGTTCCGCGCGCTCGCGGTCACCTGCGAGGCGGGCGAATAGCATGCTGCACGCCCGCCGCCGTTCCGACGCGCTGTTCGCCGGACCGGTCGAGCGCATCGTGCGGCGCGGCCCGCCCGCGGCCGCAAGCACGCCGCCGCGCAGCGCGAGCAGCCGCGCCACCGCGGCCGAGCTGCGCCGGCTCGAGCAGCTCGTCGCGCGGCTCACCATCTCGCGGCGCGATCCGGAACGCTTCTTCATCGAGCGCTCCGAGCTCAAGGCCGGCCTCGCCGCGCTGGCGCGCCAGTTCGAAGCGTGATGCACGCCATGAAGCCGCTTGCGCTTGCGGTGCGCGACGCGTTCCTTGCCGCCGCCGACGGCCGGCTGCAGCTTGCCAACCTGGCGCTGACGCCACAAAGCGACGGCGCGCGGCTGCACGTCACGGGCTTCCACCAGGACGGCACGCCCTTCGCGGTCGAGGTCCCGTGCGACGGAGATGCCGTGCTCCGCGCCGCAAGGCTCGCCAGCGACATTCTCAACCTGCACAGGGGGACGAACATGCCGGCACCCGCCGCGATCTCAGGCCTGGCGCAGACCCTGCGCGACCAGCTCAAGGCCGCGACCGCCCGCGCCAGCGCGCTGTCGCAGCGCGCGCAGGACAGCGTGCAGAATCTCAACGGCGTGCTCGACACCGCCGACGGCGTGGTCGCCGACCTCGACAAGGCCGCGAGCGAGATCCAGGCCGCGCTCGGGCTTGCGACCAATGGCGGCCCGAGCTCGCTCTCGTCCGGCCCTTTGGAGAGCTGATCCGGTGGCTCCGCGCGGCCCGCGCGCCAGACCATCCACGCCGCCGCGCGACGACAATGCCGCGATCGCCGCGCGCAGCCTGCGCGCGCTGATCCTTTCGGCCGAGCGCATCGCCGCGACGATCACCGACAACACCGAATTGACCCTCGCGCGCCCCGACGTCGTCGCCAAGGCGCTCGCCGCGCTCGGCGAGACCATCAACACCGCCGCCGACGGCCTCGGCAAGCTCGCCGCGCTGAGCGGCCAGGCGGGCGCGCGCGAGGATCCGCTGCGGCCCGCGCTCGACGCCTACGGGCGCGAATTGGAGGATTGACGTCAATTTGCCGCTCGTCGGGGTCGCCCGTCGAGGACGGGCGGGACGCCCGTTCGGAAAGCCGGGACCCAGTCCTTCGGCGGCGTCCCTGGCCCCTGGATTCCCGCTTTCGCGGGAATGAGCGGAATATGAGAGTCCTGCGCGCGGAACGCTATCTCACGACACGCAACGAAAAACTCGCGCGCTTCATCATCGATGAGCTGCCCTATCTCGACTACAAGGACGGCCTGCGCTGGTATCGCGCGACACTTCCGGCGCTCGATCGCGCCGGCCGCGCGCTGCTCGGCTGCAACGACCGCTACTTCCTGCTCACCGCGGTGCTGAGGCGCCACTCCGGCGACGGCTCCGCGCTGCATCCGTGGCTCTATCAGCGCTGCCGCGAGGTCGAGGCCGCGCCCGACGGCTATCTCGATCTCTGGGCACGCTATCATTTCAAGTCGAGCATCGGAACGCACGCCGGCATCATTCAGGAGATCGCCTGCAACCCCGAGATCACGGTGTGCATCCTGTCGGCCACCAACAAGATCGCGAAACCGTTTCTGGCGCAGATCCAGCACGAGCTGGAGACGAACGAGGAGCTGAAGGCGCTCTATCCGGATGTGCTCTATGCCAACCCGCGCCGCGAGGCGCCGCGCTGGTCGCGCGCCGACGGCATCGTGGTGCGGCGCACCGGCAACCCGAAGGAGGCGACCGTCGAGGCGCATGGCCTGATCGACGGCATGCCGATCGGCAAGCACTACGACCTGATCGACTATGACGACCTCGTCACCGATCGCCTGGTGGCGAACGACACGATCGTCGCGAAAGTGACCGAGAAGTACCAGCTCTCCGACAATCTCGGAAAGGCGCGGGCGACGCGCAAATGGCATTTCGGCACGCGCTACTCGTTCGCCGACACATACGGCTGGATCATCGAGAACGAGCTCTTGAAAGTGCGGCGCCATCCCGCGACCGACGACGGCACCCGCAAGGGCACGCCGGTCTACATGAGCCCGGCGCGCTGGGCCGAGGTGTGCCGGCTGCAGACCAAAACGGTGGCGGCGCAGATGCTGCTCAATCCGCTCGCCGATTCGACGCAGACGTTTCGCGCCGCATGGTGCCGGCCCTATCTGGTGCGGCCCGCGCGGCTCAACGTGTACATCATGTGCGACCCCTCGAAGGGCGCGACCGAGCGCTCGGATCGCACCGCGATCGCGGTGGTCGGACTCGACCCGCAGGGCAACATGTATCTGCTCGACGGCTACCGCCATCGCATGCCGCTCTCGGAGCGCTGGCGCTGCCTCAAGGCGCTGCACGCCAAGTGGAGCGCCGAGCGCGGCGTGCAGCTCGTCAAGGTGGGCTACGAGATCTACGGCCAGCAGAACGACTGCGAGGTGTTCGCCGAGTACATGCGGCGCGAGGATTACGTCTTCACGCTGCACGAGCTGAACACGCCGCGCCAGGGCCGCCATTCCAAGGCCGACCGCATCGAGCGGCTCGAGCCCGACATGCGCGAGAGCCGGTTCTATCTGCCGGGCGTGGTGCATCATGCGGAGTTCGGCCTGCGGGATGCGACGAACGCCGTTCCGGTCGGCGCCGCGCTGTGGCGCGTGGTCGGCGAGGAGGCAGCGGATGACACGCAGCAGGCCGGCCAGATCGTCTATCGGCCGATGCGCGACCTGCCGAAGGAGCAGCGCACGCTGATCGCGGCGGGCGAGGGCCATCGCGTGGTGCGCGCGATCCGCCGCCGCGACGAGGACAACGCCGTCTACGACCTGACGCGCGAGCTGATCGCCGAGGCGCTGTTCTTCCCGCTCGCGCCCAAGGACGACCTGATCGACGCCGTCTCGCGCATCTACGACATGGGCGCGACGCGCCCGATCGTCTACGAGGCCGGCGAGCTCGAGCCAAAGAGCTTCGCGGATTCGTGAGACGCGTGGCGCGCATATCTGCGCCCTCGCCCCGCTTACGGGGAGAGGGCCACACCGCAGGATCAACACGTGCAATTGGGTGAGGGGGACTCTCCACGAGCGCGCGCGCGGAGAGTCCCCCTCACCCGACCCAGCTTGTTGAGAGGTTTACGCAGCCCTCTCCCCGCAGGCGGGGCGAGGGCGCACCAATGCGCATCGCGCTCGCATTCTGTTCTTGGGATCACCGAACACCCGCGCACCGGCAGGCTTGCCATAAGTCCGGCGCAGCAAGGCAGCGATGATCGCCGCTGACGCGGGTGGCTGCATGACCGGCCCTCATCCTGAGGAGGCGCGAAGCGCCGTCTCGAAGGATGGCCGCGCGCTCCGAACATGCCGCCATCCTTCGAGACGCTCGCTGCGCTCGCTCCTCAGGATGAGGGTCGGAATGAAGGAAGGAAACGCATGCCCGTCCCGTATCCGTATCATCCGCCGCGCACGCGGACGCGCACGCAGGAGCAGCTGATCCGCGCGGTCGATCCGGAGTGGCGGCCGGCGATGACGGGGCGCGAGACCTATTACGAATTCGCGAATGGCCGCGTGTTCGAGGACGCGCCGGGCCGGCGTTTTCCCTACGACGAGGCGTGACACGTGGCGAAGCTTTACATCAGCGAATATTTTGCGCTCAAGCGCGTCGAGGGCGCGGGCGTGGCGCAGCTGGTCGACGAGGACTCGTTCATCCAGACCCAGGTCGCGGACTTCACCAGCGGCCATGCCGAGAAGACGCTCGACGCGCGCACCACGATCGTGCGGCTGTGCGCCGACGCGGTCTGCTCGCTCGCCTATGGGACGGCGCCGGTCGCGACGACGAACGACAAACGGCTGCCGGCCGACACGTTGGAATATCTCGGCGTGCGGGGCTCCCGCGTCATCTCGGTCGTGGCGAACACCTGACATGCCCTCGTGGATCGGACGTCTCGGCCGCGGGTTCGGCCGTGGCGGATCGCTCGCGCGCAAGGCCGGCCTGACGCCGCCGGTGGCGGCCGGGCTGACGCACTGGTGGCCGCTGAAGGCGCCGAACGCGACGTTCGCGGCCGGCGGCATCAAGGACATCGTCGGCGGCCGCAACGGCACGCCCACCGGCCTCGCCGCGCTGCCGCTGCATTTTGCCGGCGCCGAGAAGGTCGTGATCGCGCCCGACGCCTCGCTCGCCGGCGCGTCGTTCTCCTATGACGCGCTGGTCAATCCGAGCGGCTTCGCCGCCTGGGAGGCGATCGTCGAATACGACCGCAGCGGCGCCAACTGGACCGGCCTCTACAAGTCCGGCAACGCCAGCAATGTCGTGCACTGGCGCGTCAACCAGACCACTGGCAACGACGCCGCCACGATCCTGAGCGCGGGCGCCGACACGCATCTCGTCGGCACCTACGATGCGGCCGGCCAGATCGCGCGGCTCTATGTGAACGGCGTGTGCGACCTGCAATACGGCGCGGCGCCGCCGACCGCCCATGCGGGCGAGCTGCGTTTCGGCCTCAATGCCACGGACGGCGAGGGCTTCCTCGGCGATCTCAAGTTTCCCGGCGTGAGCCGCTGGAGCCGCGCGCTCACGGCCTACGAGGTCGCGCGCAAGTTTCGCGCGCTCGCCGCGGTCTCGGCTCGGAACGTCATCATCGACACGGATCTGTGCCAGGACTACGACGACCTCGCGGCGCTCGCGATCGCGGCGCTGCTGCATCAGGCCGGCTACATCAACCTGGTGGCGGTCGTCACCAGCGCGAGCAATGTCTATTCGGCGCCGTGCGCCGAGGCGGTGCTGCGCAAATACGGCCTCACCGGCGTGCCGATCGGCGCCTACAAGGACGAGCAGGGCGCGCGCACCACGACCTCGCTCTATGTGCAGCAGGTGGCGGCGCGCTTCGGCCTCAATCCGGCGGCGACGCGCGCGGACTATCCCGCAGTGGCGAGCGTGCTGACGGCGGCGCTGCAGGCGAACGCGAACGTGACCTATTGCGCGCTCGGCTTCCTGCAGAATCTCGCGGCGCTGCTGCAGACGCAAGGCGCGCTCGCCGCCGCGAAGATCAGCCAGATCGTGATCATGGGCGGCGCCGCCGACGGCGTGACGGTCGAGTACAATTTCGCCAACGACCCGGCCTCGGCGGCTTACGTGTTCGCCAATGCCGGCATGCCGATCCTGCAGTCGCCGGTCGAGACCGGCGCGGCGAGCGCCTGGTCGGCGCGCGGCGCGCAGAACCCGGCCGCCGGCGCGGATCCGAACCTCGATCCGATCAAATACGCGCAGGTGCTGTTCGGCGTCGACAATCGTCCGGCCTGGGATCTGATTGCGGTGCTGATCGCGGGGCGCGGCCTCACCAATCATTTCGTCGCCGGCCCGACCGGCAAGGTGACGGTGAACGCCACGACCGGGGTCAGCACGTTTGCGGCCGGCGCCGCGCCAAACCTGCACCGCCAGGTGACGCTCGCCAACGATCCAAGCCAGATGGGCCTGATCTGCGGCGCGATCGCGACGAGCCTCGAGCTGACGAGTTAGCGCCGGCAACTCCGACCTCATCCTGAGGAGCGCCCGAAGGGCGCGTCTCGAAGGATGGCCGCACACTCGGAGCTCGCCGCCATCCTTCGAGACGCTCGCTGCGCTCGCTCCTCAGGATGAGGACTGAATGCGCGGCGCGGCCGCGCGTCCGGGATGACGACGGAGTGAATTGAACATCACCATGCACACACGCATCCGCCACGCCGACACGCTCGACCCGCAGCGCAACGCGCACACGCTCGTCTTCACCACGCATGAGCGCAGCGAGGACTCGCGTGATGGCCACACACATGACCCGCACGCCGCCTTCGACGACCGCACCGCGCGCGCGATCGGCCGCCTGCTGCATGCGCATTATCACGGCCATGACTGGAACGTGTGGGTGAGCCGCCGCGCCGGGATTGCGAAGGTGTGGCTCTCCTGCCTGATGAGCCCGCAATATCCCTATGTGCTGCATCTTGCCGGCCTTCGGCCGCACGACGTGATGCGCGCCGGCGGCGAGATCCTCGAGCGCTACGGCCTGCCGCGCTCGACCATCGACTTCTCGCTCGTCAAGGCCGTGCGGCAACAGCAGGGGCCGTTCGCGACGCGCCGCGCGCCGCCCGGCGGACTGGGACGACTTTCGTAATGCGTGACACCGCCGATCCGCAGCGCACATCGCCGATGGAGGACGGCTTCGACACGCTCGGGCGTTCTTCGTCGAAGACGCGCGTGAACGCGCTGATGGCGCGCGCGCAGGCCACGGCGTTCGCGGCGGGCGACGCCGCCGCGCACGACTATGACTACCTGCGGCTGTTGCGCGACGCGCGGCCGCGCCTGACGCAGTATTACCAAGAGCAGCTCGCCGCGCCGATCGACGCCAGCTACCGCGCCTTCCGCAACAAGCATTTCAACGGCTCGAAATACTGGCACACGGAATACCGCAACCGCTCGAAGCTGTTCCGCCCGAAGACCCGCACCGCGGTGCGCAAGGCCGATGCCGCCGCGGTGGCGGCGCTGTTCGCCACCAAGGACGCGGTGAAATGCACCGCCGGCGACGAGAGCAATCCGCTGCAGCAGGCGAACGCCAAGCTGATCCAGGCGCTCTTCAATTATCGCACCGACCGCACCAGCGGCATGGCGGCGATCCCGTGGTTTCGCGTCTGCGGCGGCGCGCATCAGGACGCGATGATCACCTCGGCTTGCGTGTCGAAGCAGTACTGGAAGCTCGAGCTGCGCCACATGGGCGCCGAGCCCGAGACCGATGCGGAGGGCACGCCGCTGCGCGACGAGGAGACCGGCGCGCCGCTGATGCGCGACGTCTACGCGCCCTTCATCGACCGGCCGGACTGCATGCTGTTTCCGCTCGAGAACATCGAGATCGATCCGGCCGCGCACTGGCTCAACCCGATCCAGAGCGCCGCGGTGTTCATCGCCAAGGTGCCGATGACCATCGACGAGGTGCTGCAGATGCAGGAGCATCCGCTGCATCCCTGGCACGCGCTCTCCGCCGCCGAGCTGCGCGGCATGGCGTCCGGCACCGACGACGCGGCGCGCGCCACGCGGGCGAGCCGCGAGGGCACCAACCGCCTCGACGCGCGCTACACCGGGCGCGGCGACTTCGAGATCGTGTGGGTCTACGAGGTGTTCATGCGCGTCGGCGGGCGCGACATGACGTTCTGGGCCGCGCAGGACCGCGCCTATCTGACCGATCCGAAGCCCGTGCACGAGGTCTATCCCGAGCAGGGCGGCGAGCGGCCCTATACGTTCGGCGTGGTCAATCTCGAGAGCCACCGGCTGTTTCCGATGTCGTCGGTCGAGAGCTGGCAGCAGAGCCAGATCGAGATCAACGACTTCGCCAACCTGATGCTGGACAGCGCGAAGCTCGCGGTGTCGCCGATCAAGAAGGTGGTGCGCGGCAAGCAGGTCGATCTCGCGCAACTCAATCGCCTCGGGCCGAACGCGCAGTTTCTCGTGGAGGATCCTTCCGATGTCACCTGGGACAAGCCGCCGGACATTTCCTCGTCGGCTTTTGCCATCATGGAGCGGCTGAACAACGACTTCGACACCTCGTCGGGCAATTTCGACCAGTCGACCGTGCAGGCGAGCCGCTTCACCGGCGAGACGGTCGGCGGGCTGCAGCTCATCTCGGGCTCGGCCAATGCGGTCACCGAGTTCGATCAGCGCGTCTGGATCGAGACCTGGGTCGAGCCGACCATCGCGCAGCTGATCAAGTGCATCCAGTATTACGAGAGCGACGCGACCGTGCTGGCGCTGTGCGGCGCGCGCGCCGGCCTGCTCGAGCGCTTCGGCGTCTCGCGCATCGACGATGAGCTGCTGAGCCAGCAGGTGACCGTCACGGTCGATGCCGGCATCGGCAATGCCGATCCGGCGCAGAAGCTGCAGAAGCTCGGCGGCGCGCTCGCGCTGGTCGCCCCGCTGTTCCGCGACAATCCCGCGCTCGCGAGCGGCGCGCTGCAGATCGACGTGAAGGCGATCGCCGACGAGGTGTTCAGCCTTGCGGGCTATCGCGACGGCGCGACGCGCTTCGTCCACGCAGGCCAGCCGGCGCCGAACCCGCTCGCCGCCGCGCAGAGCAATCTGCAGGCGCTGCAGACGCAGAAGATCCTCGCCGACATCGACAAGAGCAGGAAGCAGGGCAGCGCCGCGCTGATCGCCGCGATGGCGTCCGCCGCCCGGGCCGACCTCGGCGGCAAGCGCCTCGCCGCCGAGCAGGCCGACCGCAACGCGCTGCACCACCTGCGCGCCACCGAGCTCGGGCACGCGCACGGGCTCGCGCTGCGCGAAGCGGGAGGAGCCGACGAGGCACAGACCGACATCCAATCTCCGCTCACCCCCGCGGAAGCGGGGGTCCAGGGGCCAGGTGCTCCGGACCCAAGAACTGGGTCCCCGCTTTCCTCAAGGGCGTTCGCGCCCGTCTTCGACGGGCGAGGGGGACAAGCGGAAGAAGATGAGAATCCGCTCGCGCAACTTATCGAACTGCTCCGCATGCCGCGCCAGCGCCAGTTCACCGTGCAGCGCGGCCCCGACGGCCGCATCAGCGGCGTGACGGAGGTCGCGGCGAACAGCACGTCGCAGCCCGAGCCGCCGCGCGGCGATCTCGTGGTTTGACGACTCTTTGAGGAGACCGGGCCTTGGCCGCCTTCAACAAGTTCAATCAGTTCGTGCAGGACCTCGCCACCAAGGTCCACAATCTCAACGCCGACACGCTGCGCATCGCGCTGACCAACACGGCGCCGGTCGCCACCAACGCGATCTTCTCCGACATCGTCGAGATCGGCGCCGGCAACGGCTACACGGCGGGCGGCAATGTCGCGACCTTCTCGTCGGGCGCGCAGGCCTCCGGCACCTACAAGCTGGTGCTGGCCGACGTGACGTTCACGGCGTCGGGCGGCTCGATCAACGCGTTCCGTTATGCGGTGGTCTACAACGCGACGCCGGTCTCGCCGCTGAAGCCGTTGATCTGCTGGTTCGACTACGGCACCGCGATCACGATCACGAGCGGCAACTCGTTCACCGTCGACCTCGACCAGGCGAACGGCCTGTTCACGCTGGCATAAGGACGCGCCATGCCCTCCGCCCAATCGCTGATGAAGCAGCGCTTCCACGAGCTGCGCGACGAGATCGTGGCGATCGAGCAGGCCGCAGCGCCGCTGCGCGCCGCGCGCGAGGCCGTGGTGGCGCGCCTGCAGGAGATCGAGCGCGAATTGCCCGCGCACGACGCCGCCATTCGCCAGACCGAGGCGGGCCTCTACGAGAGGAAGAACGAGCTCGCGCTGCTCGCGCGCGCTCTCTCCGGCAACACCGCGGCTGAATAGTCGATGCCGACGCAGAAGGACCTGATCCACGAGATGTCGGTCTCGACCGGCACCGGCAATTTCGCGACCACCGCGGTGAACGGCAAGGTGCAGTTCGGCGATGGCGCGAACGGCTTCGGCACCGGCGGCACCAACGTGTTCGACTATTACATCGCGAGCCGCGACGCGGCCGAATGGGAGCACGGAACGGGGCATTGCGCGGCGCTCGGGCTTCTGGTGCGCGACACCGTGCTGGCGAGCTCGAACGCAGGAGCGCTGGTGAATTTCTCCGCCGGCACAAAGGACATCACCTGCGACGTGCCGGCGGCCGAGCAGCTGCGCCGTTCCAACAACCTGTCGGATCTTGCCTCGGCCGCGACCGCGCGGACCAATCTCGGCGCCAGCAGCATCGGCGTGTCGCTGTTCACCGCGGGCTCGGCTTCGGCCGCGCTCGCGCTGCTGATCCCGTCCGGCACCGCGATGCTGTTCCAGCAGACCGCGGCGCCGACCGGCTGGACCAAGCAGGGCGCGCACAACGACAAGGCGTTGCGCGTGGTCAGCGGGGCGGCCGGCAGTGGCGGCGTGCAGGCCTTCTCCACCGTGTTCGCCCGCACCACGACCGACGCGGTCGCGCTCGGCGTCGGCAACATGCCGCCGCACAGCCACTCGCTCGACAACCGCATGCTGACCGCCTTCACGGGCGGCTCCGGACTCAACACCGGCATCCAGGCCGGCACGAGCTACGCAATCGTCGGCACGCTCGGCGACAGCGGCAGCTCGCAGTCGACCGGCAGCCAGGGCTCCGGCTCGGCCTTCACGGCCGGCATGGACATCCGCGTGCAGTATGTCGACGTGATCATCGCGACGAAGGACTGAGCGCCGATGACTCCGACCGAAAAGCCGCGCGCCGCGCCGGGCGCCGCGTGCCCGTTCCGCGCGCGCGACATGAGCGAGGTGTGTCACGGCTGCGCGCTGTGGACCCAAGTGAAAGGCACGAGCCCGCAGACCGCCGAGCCGGTCGATCACTGGGGCTGCGCGCTCGCCTTCCTGCCGCTGCTGCTGATCGAGAACGCCGCGCAGCAGCGCGCAGCGTCCGTCGAGCTGAACAAGCTGCGCAACGAGAATGCCGTCGCGGCGCAGACCGTGGCGGGCGCGGTCGGCGCCGCGGTCGAGAGCTTCGCCGCGCAGGCCGCGGCGGAGCGGCAGGAGAGCGCGCGCGCCACGCAGAGCTTTCTTTCCGGGATGGCGGGCACGCTGATCGCGCCGCGGCGGACGCTGCGCCATGACGAGGACTGAGGCGAGGACGAGACGATGATCGGCGGCTATATCGGCGCGCCGATCGGCGGCGTCATCAATATCCAGTCGATCTTTCTCAGCGCCGCGACCGGCGCGTATGCGCTCGCCGGGCAGGGCGCGGCGTTTCGCCCGGCCGTCACCGTGAGCGCCGGCGCCTACACGCTGGCCGGACAAGCGGGCGCGTTCGGCACGCGCGTGGCGGTGGTGTCGGGCGCTTATGTGCTGAGCGGGCAGGGGTTAGCCTTCGTCGCGACCGAGCCGGCGGCGAGCGGCACCTACACGCTGGCCGGCGCCGCGACGGCGTTCGCGACGCGCGAGGTTCTGGCGAGCGGCAGCTACACGCTCGGCGGCAATGCGGCGCTGTTCGGCGATCGCGCGCTGCTCGCGCCGGGCGCCTATGCGCTCGCGGGCCTGTCGGTGACGTTCGGCCTCGCGATGCCGGCCGCGGCCGGCACCTATGCGCTCGGCGGCCCGGCGACAGACTTCGTGCTCACGGCGCGCGGAGCCGGCGGCGCCAAACGCCCCGGCGCGCTGCGCCGCCCAGAGCTGCGCCGCGCAGAGCGGCAGATCACCGTCACGGATCGCGACGGCGTCACGCGCCGCGTCGGCTATGCGCAGCGCTTCCGTCCGCCGCCGCCGCTTGCCGAGGTGCCGGCCTGGGCGCTGCCGGCGTTGACGGAGCCCGTAGGGTGGGCTCGGCGCGAGCCGAGCCCACGCGTGGGCTTCGCGTGGCGAAGCCCACCCTACGAACCGATGCACGCGCTTGCCGAGCTGCAGGACGAGAGCGACCTCGTGGACGTCTTGCGCAACATGCCGGATCCGCTCGCGCAGGACATCGTCGCCGTGCTCGCGGCGCTGCAGGACAAGGTCGGATTGCATGCTTGACGCCAGGCGCGAGGAGGCGATCCGCGTGTTCCAGGAGCTCGCGGCCTGCCGCAGGCTCGTCGACCTCGCCGCCAACACGGAGGTGCAGCTGCGCCAGCCCGAGGACTGGACGCCGCTGCTCGCGATCCTGTCGCGCGCGCAGGACGAGGCGGCCGACGCGATGCTGCGTCTCGCGACCGCGCCGGCCGATCGGCCCGACGTGATCCGCGCGCTGCAGAACGCGATCTGGCGCTACGACACGCTGGTGCGCTGGCTGCGCGAGATCGTCGCCGAGGGCGATCGCGCCGCACAGAAGATCGACGCGCAGCGCGCGGATTATCTGCGCAGCCTGGTGATCGCGCTCGACGACGAGACCCGCGCGGCGCTCGGGCTGAGCGAGACGCCAGCGCCGACCGAATGACACCGACCTCCGGCCTCATCCTGAGGAGCGAGCGAAGCGAGCGTCTCGAAGGATGGCCGCACGTTCCGAACGCGCCGCCATCCTTCGAGACGCCGCCTCCGGCGGCTCCTCAGGATGAGGGCGGAATGTGTTGCGACACACCGATGCAAGGAAGCTGACACCATGACCGACACCGAACACGCGATCGAGACGCGCATCGACGACACGCCGCTTGCGCCGGCCGCCGAGCAGGGGGCGCCGCCGCCGCCGGACAGCGCGCCGGCGCGCGAGGCGCCAGCCGCCATCGGCGTCGACCGCGCCGCGCTCGGGCGCAAGTTCGCCGCGCAGCGCCGCGCGCAGGACGAGGACATCGCGTTCGCGGGCTCGTTCGCGCCGGACGAGCTGCGCGCCGGACATCTGACGCAGGACTCCGCGGACCCTTCGGCCGCCAGCCAGGCCGAGCCTCCGCCGGACGGCGCGTCCGACGACGCGGCTCCGCGCAAGCATCGCCTGGTGGTGCGGCGCGAGGAGCGCGAGGTCGACGATGACGAGCTGCGCCGGCTGGCGCAGATCGGCGCCGCCGGCGAGAGCTATCTGGCGGAGACCAAGTCTCTGCGCGACGAGGCCGCGGCGTTGCGCAACATCGCCGCACAGCGTCCCCACCCGGACGACGATGATCCCGCCGACACGGACGCGCCGCCCAATGCGGGCGATCCGCTGCAGGCGATCGTGGAGAAGATCCAGTACGGCCCGCCCGAGGAAGCCGCCGACGCGCTGCGCGAGGTGATCGCCCGCGCGCAGGACCCGGAGGCGACCCGCAAGGCGATCTACCTGCACCAGCGCGATCTCGACGTGAACCGCGCCAAGGCCGCCTACCAGGCCTTCGCCGGCAAGCGGCAGAACGCCGATCTGTTGAACGACCGGCGCAACGAGCTGGTGCTGCAGGACCTCTACTACGACGAGATCGCGCGCGACCTGCGCGCGCTCGGCCTGCCGGCCGAGCAGATCCCGCAGGACCGCACGCACCTGGTGGAGACCCACCGTTTCCACCGCATCCACGGCCAACGCGTCCGCGACACCACCGCGCTGCTCGAGGCGTCGCGCGACGCCTTCCTCGACTGGCGCGGTCCTCGCGGCGCGGAGCAGAACCCGGCGGCGCAACCGCGCGGCAACACGATCAGCGTCAGCGTCGATCGTTCGGCACGCCGCGCCGCCATCCCGCAACAGCCCGCGCGCGCCGCGGCCCCGCAGCATCGCGAAGCCTCGCGCCAGGTGCCGAGCTCGCGCTCCGCGGCGGTCGACAAGATGCTGCACGGCCGCCGCCGCGCGATCGTGACGTAGCTTCTTGCCACATACTCCGCTCATGCCCGCGCAAGCGGGCATCCAGGGCACCCGATCCGACCGCGCTTCGGGTCAAAGGACTGGACCCCCGCTTTCGCGGGGGTGAGCGGAGCTTGCGCCAGCAGCCACGCGCACGCCCCCACACACATACAAGGAGTGCACCCCCCATGCCCGGACAACTCTGGTCAGTCTCCAGCGATGGCGGCTACCTCTACTCGGACGAGCTCAGCGACACCTTCCGCATGAGCCTGCAGCCGGCGACGAAATTCCGCCAGCTCGCCGACGGCGACGACGCCACCGAGAAGGGCCTCCACGCAGGCGACTTCTTCCGCTGGAACGTCGGCTCCAACGTGGCGACGCAGGGCCGCCGCCTCAGCGAGACCGCGCCCATCCCGCAGACCCAAGGCACGCTCGCGCAGCGCTCGCTGCAGATCGTCGAGTTCGGCAACAGCGTGCCCTACTCGGGCAAGCTCGACCTGCTCGCCAAGCAGGACGTGGTCGCCTGGATCGACAAGATGCTCAAGGACGACGCGCGCAAGTGCTTCGACATCGAGGCGTTCCTGCAGTTCAAGAACACCAGGCTGCGCGCCGCGCCGACCGGCGGCAACAATGCGAGCGCGATCACGCTCGACACCAACGGCGTGTGCTCGACCACGAACAATCTCGCGCTCGGCACCGGCCACGTGAAGGCGATCGTCGACACCATGAAGGAGCGCAACGTCCCGGCGTTCCAGAGCGACGACTACGGCTGCATCTCGCACGTCACGACCTTCCGCGCGTTCCGCAACCAGCTCGAGTCGGTGGTGCAGTACACCGAGACCGGCATCAGCCAGGTGTTCAACGGCGAGATCGGCCGCTACGAGGGGACGCGCTTCATCGAGCAGAACCAGATCCCGAAGGGCGGCGCCGCCAACGCCACCACCTATGATCCGTGGAGCGGCACCGCGCAGGCCTGGGCCAACGGCCTCTCGTCCTGGGCGTTCTTCTTCGGCCGCGACACCGTGATGGAGGCGATCGTGGTGCCGGAGGAGATCCGCGCCGCGATCCCGCAGGACTTCGGCCGCTCGCGCGCGATGGCGTGGTACGCGCTCACCGGCTTCGGCATCATCCACGACACCGCCGCCGACGCCCGCATCGTGATGTGGGACAGCGCCACGTAACGCGGGGCACGGACCGCGCCGCGCGTGCGAACGCCATGATTGCGCCCTCGCCCCGCTTGCGGGGAGAGGGCGGCACCGCAGGATCAACACGTGCGGTTGGGTGAGGGGGACTCTCCCAGGCGGCGCTTGCCGAGAGTCCCCCTCACCGGAGCGAGCGCGTTGAGCGGTCGACGCGGCCCTCTCCCCGCAGGCGGGGCGAGGGCGCAAATACATGCGCCGCAGTTTTCCGATGCGCGCTGCTCCACCCGAGATCCATCATTCAAGGAGAAACCCATGCGAGCTCAGGCTCACTACGCCAATCCCGAGACCGAGACCTACGAATCCGCCACCGGCGCATTCGGCGCCACCACGGCGACGAAAACTTACGTCGGCCCGAAGGGCAAGAAGGGCCTCGTGCGCGACATCGAGATCTTCCTCACCGCCGACTGCGTCGGCACCACGACCGTGCCGGAGGTCGATGTCGGCACGGCCTCCGGCGACACGTCCTATGCGCGCTGGCGCCTCGGCACCACGGCCACCGCCGGCATGACGGCCGCGTCCACGCCGCAGCGCGCGCGCTCGCAGATCAGCGGCAATCCGACGCCGCCGGTCAACAACGCGTTCGCGGGCTTCATCGCGCTCGAGACCGCACTGATCCCGGCCGACACGCCGTTCGTCGTCACCATGAAGGCCGGCACCGGCGGCACGCCCGCCGGCACCGGCACGTCGCGCGTGACGATCGACTGGTTCTGAGGAGGCGAGTGGGGAGGGGGCGAATGGCGAGTGGTGAGTGGTGAGTGGGGAGTGGTGAGTGGGGAATAGTGAGTCGTGCTCCTCTCTCGCCCTCCGCCCTTCGCCATTCGCTATTCGCCATTCGCCCCTCACCACTCACCACTCACCACTCACCCCCAACCGAGCCCCCCATGTTCCCGCTCACCACCAGCACCACCACCGACCCCAACACGCCGCTCCGGCAGACGACCCGGCGCGAGCGTCCGCGCGTGCTCGACGACGCGACCGGCGATGCCGGCCGCGACGGCTACACGCGTCTCTCACGCGCCGATCGCGAGAGCGGCATCCGTCCCCCCGTCGATGCGGTCCGCGCGTGGCCGCGTCGTCCCCTCGAATAAGGAGGCCCGTGATGGCCAAGACCGAAGACCATGACTGCTGTGACATGGAAGAGACGAAAGCGGCGCGCCGCACCGTGATCGTGCAGGACTTCGCGCGCGACAATTCGAGCCTCGCGGTGAAGAACCCGCGCGGCGCCAGGCTCGCCGGTGACCGCACCAATGTGGCGCATTCGCTGAAAGGCGTCGCCTCGGTCGCGCAGGACAAGTCGAAGTCGGGAGCGCTGTGAGGTGAGCGGCGCCACCAACGCAGAGATCGGCAAGCCCGCCGCCACAGCGGCTGGCCTGCCCGAGCATTTCACCCTCACGCTCGACCGCACGCGGCCCTTCGCCGAGGTGCATGGCGACCAGGTGGAGCACAATCTCGGCTTCATCCAGGACGGCATCCCGTTCGACCGCGCCGGGCGGCTCATTCGTCATCTGTTCGAGAAGAAGAATGCGCGCGAGCTCGAGGCGGCGTTTCCCGGCGCCGCCGACGCGATCGCCCGCAAGCTCAAGCGGCTTGCCGACGAGCACAAGGCCGCGACCAGTACGCCGGTCGAGGACACCGCCAACCCGCTCGGCGAGCAGCAGCCGCACGAGACCGACCCCGATGCCGACATCAGCCTCGAGGCCTGGGCCTATGGCGAGCTGAAGCTGTTGCCGCACGTGGTCTATCGCGTGGCGAAGAACCGCTTCGGCCGCTTCTTCCGCACCTACGCGGACGTGATCGCGCACATGACGTCCGCCAGGATGATCGACCCGGCGCGCGTCAAGCTCGGCGGGTGAGGCCGTGGACTACGCCACGCTGATCGCCGACAAGGCGACCGCCGGATCGATCAGGTCATGGGTGAACCACAACCTCCTCGACGTCGCGCAGATCGTCGAGGAGGCCGAGGCTCTGATTGCGCAGACCTTGCGGGTGCGCGAGATGCGCGTCTCGGCGACGCTCGCGCTCGCCGCCGGCGAGAGCGCAAAGGCGCTGCCGGCGGGCTTCCTCGATCCGATCGCGCTGACCGACACCACCAACGCCCTGACGCTCAGCCTGCGCGGCGAGGCGGATCTCGAGCGGCTGCGGCGCTACGAGGCCGGCGTGCTCGCCGCCGGCGTGGCCACGAGCTACGCGATCTTCGACGAGGCGCTGCAGTTCGAGACGCAATATGACGGCGCCGCCACGCTGCGCCTCTTGTACTTCGCGCGATGGACGCCGCTCGCGACGAGCGGCACGAATTTCCTCACCGCGCGCTATCCGCATCTGCTGCGCACCGCCTGCCTCGCGGGCGCGCACGCGTTCCGCAACAACGACACGCGTCAGCAGCTCGAATTGCAGAAGCTCGCGACGCTCATTCAGAAGACCAATGCCGAGTCCGATCTGTCGTATCGCGGGCTCGCGATCGAGAACCATGTGGGCTGACCGGCAAGGTCTGCCGACCGCAAGGCACTGACCGATGGCCGACAGCTTTTCGACGTTGCTCAATCTGCGCCTGCAGCAGACCGGCGGCAATTCCAACACCTGGGGCGACCTGCTCAACAGCGACGTGTTCGTGCCGCTCGAGAACGCGATCGCGGGGCGCACCAGCTACACGGTGACCGGCGGCACGCTCGATCTCTCGGCCGCGCCGATCCAGCACGGCGCGATCAGCCTGCAGGGCACGCTGACAGCGGACCAGACCATCATCCTGCCGAACCTGAGCAAGCAGCTGCTCGTCTTCAACAATCTCGCGGGCGCCTTCGCCCTGCTGCTGAAGACCGCCACCGGCGGCGCGATCGCGATCCCGCAGGCGACGCAGAAGCGGCTCTATTGCGACGGCGCCGGCAATCTCTATCGCGACGATCGCGCCGAGGTCGGCGAGATCAAGTTCTTCGCCACCACCACCGCGCCGCCCGGCTACTACCCCTGCGACGGCCGCGCCATCTCCCGCGCCGCCAACCCCGACCTCTTCGCCGCCATCGGCACCACCTGGGGTCCCGGCAACGGCGCGACCACGTTCAATGTGCCGGACCTGGTGACCAACAACCGCTACCTGCGCGCCGCCGGCGGGGCGTTGAGCGTAGGCCAGACGCAGACCGACGACGTGAAGCCGCATAACCATACGGCAAGCGCGAGTACGAGTGGTAGTGTATCTCTGTCGATCGTCGGAGACGGTGGCTGGACACCGAGCATCTTCATTAACGACCCAAGTCATACGCATGCTGTCGGCGGCACGAGCGCGAATGTCGTGAAGTGGACCGCGGGGGGCGGCGATGGGGGATCAGGCGGGCCGAGCAATCTGATTCTGAACAGCACGATCAGCAATGCGACGACTGGCATTACTGCAACGTCGACTGGAATCGGCAACCACGCGCATGCCGGGTCCAGCGCCTCGTTAAGCGCCTCGACCTCGGTCATTGTCAACAATAGCTCGGGGGGTGAGACACGCCCACATTCTGCGGTGGCGCTGATCTGCATTCGATACTAGAGTCGTTAAGTCAGAGTTCGGACAATGTGGCAGGAATTCGCTCAACTTTCTCTGATGGACTGGACCTGCATCGCGGCGGGATGGGCGCTTACGTTAGCATTGCTCTCTCTTGTTAGCCTCATGCCTTTCGCTCTGACCCGTCGAGGGCGGGACCGACCGCCAAGTCACTTCGGCGCGCCGTAACTTCCTGGCGGTCCTGGACCCCGGCATTCGATGCCGCAAGCAAGATCGCAAGACGCGACTGTAGAGAACGGGTGATAGGGCGCTCAAATCCGAAATAACAGAGGATCGCGGTCGCGATTGGCGCAACGAGCAACAGCGCAACGCAAATCCACGGCGCAGAAGGTGGATCAAAGACGTGTGGAATGAGCCGTGCCATCCCGAGAAGCACGATCCAATGCAATAGATAGAGCGAGTACGACGCGTCACCTAAAATCTCAAACGCGCGAACCAGCCTTGAGGGCTGCTCATGCTTTTTTCCTGATGTGCACAGGGTCACGATAGCGAGGAGCATCGCGGCAGGTAATCCCCACACAGCAGTACGCCAAGCGACGGTGTCGGACCACATCGCGGAGAGCACAAACGTGAGCGCCGCGGCGAATGCCAACATAATCGCTGGGAGACGCGGCAAATGTGCACCCTCGCGATGCGCCAGCGCGATCGCCATGCCTAAGCAGAACTCCAAGATTATTGGGTCTAGCAGGAAGGAAACTGGGCGTGAGGAAATAGGCCGGAGTGCAGCCGCGATAGTAAGCAGCGTCAGCGCAAC